ATTGACGCAGTGGTCCTGCCCCCTCTTTTTCTCCTCCCAGAGAATATGCCGAAACGATATATGGCCTGTTTTTAAAAAAAATAGTCTGTTTTCTCACTTGTTATACTCCCTTTTATACGCCTTCTACCCCATGTTCCCGATGATCCAGTACACGACTCCTATTATCATAGAAGCCGTAATTCCACATACCAGAACGGGTCCGGCCAGAGAAAACAGCTTTTGCCCTACTCCAAGAACAGGCCCTTCTGCTTGTGTCAAGTTAGGACTAAAAAAAATCAGCTTACCATTTTCATTGCCTTTCCCAATGATTCCACAATAAAATCATCATTTGATAAAAGTTCAATTTCGATTTTTCCGTTTTCATATACATGTATTTTTTTCACAAGTTTTCTTATCACCTTCGGATTGTATTCTGATAGTGCTTGTATTTCTTGGGCACTGCTTATTGCTTCAGAAAGATGTTGGTCTTTGGATATAAATTCCTGCAGTTCTTTTTCACATCCATTACGAAGATGTTGAAGTTTGTCATTTTCCTCTTGTCTCTCTGACTGAAGTTCTATAAACCTTTCTCTGCTGATATTATCGTTCCTGTAATCTTCATATAAATCCAATTTGCTGTTTTCCAACTGTTGTATCCGATATTCAAGCTCCTTTATTTGCTTCTTAAGTTTTGGAATGCTTTCTCTAATTGTCGCGTTCTGCAACACCACTTCATCCATTAAAATCTTTGCAAAAAAACGCAATATTTTAAGCACTGCTGATTTTAATTGTTCATAGTCTTCATGTAAGCCGCCACAGACTGCATCTATAACAGTCCGCGACTTTCCACAATACAAATGGACTATCTTAGCTGGAGAACTTTGCAATTTTCTACCACAGTATCCACATACAAAGAGATTGTTTGCTCTATCGCCTGAAGTGTTTTTATTGACAGTTCTAATTCTACTTTTCAGAGCAGTCTTTGCCGCATCAAAACACTCCTGTGAAACGATACTTTCATGTGTTCCTTCAACAACAATCCATTCTTCCTTTGGCAAGGTTCGGAATTTTTTTGTATTGATCCCTACTGATTCTCTTGTCCCTGAAATCATTTTTCCTGTATACCGTTCATCATTTAATATTTTACGAATCGTTGCAGGAATCCAAACTGATTTACTCTCTACAATACGACCATTATACTTTTGCCCTTTCATTTTCTTTCGTGCGGCCGGTGATGGAATTCCATCAGAATTGAGTCGCTTTGCAATCTCTGCTGTACTATACCCACTTATACATTCATAAAAAATTCTTTGCACAACTGATCTTACTTCCTCATCCACAAGAATTCTATGTTTATCTTCCGGATCAAGGATATATCCATAAAAAGCAAACCCTCCCCAGTATTTCCCCTGTCGATTCCTTGTTGCAATCGCACTCCTCGATTTCACCGATAAATCTCTGCTGTACATACCATTGATTAAATTACGCAAAGCGATTTCCAGACCGCCTGTACTTCCAATATATTCATTGCTGTCGAAGCCATCATTTATTGAAATAAATCTTGTGCCAGACAAAGGAAATATCAATTCAAGATAAGCTCCAACTTCCAAGTAATCGCGACCAAATCGTGACAAATCCTTTACAATAACCGCATGTATTCGTCCCATCTTGATATCTTCCATCATTTTCTGAAATGCAGGTCTGTTAAAATTTGTCCCAGTGTATCCGTCATCACAAAATACTTCTATTTCATATTCTTTTAAGCCTGAACTATTTTCATAATAATCCATGATTAACCCACGCTGACTGGAGATACTGTTACTTTCAATTTTATTGGACGCTTCCAAAACATCTCCGTCTTCTATTGAAAGCCTGACATATGCAGCAAGTTTCTTTTTATACAGCATATCTTTCAACCTCCCTATTCCTAATCGCGGACAAATGAATCACTTCATCTAATTCATCTTTGAAATTAAAAGATATTTCAACATGTCCGTCGTTATAAACAATCATCTCATCAATAAAGGCATCTACCATTTTTTCGTCAATATGATCTGCATACTGATAATCTTCAATCATCTTTGCCCACTGTCCACTTGAAGCAAAATCCGGGCTATATTTTTCTGCTTCCTTTTCGAGTTCAGCAAGAAATATTCTCATTTCATCAGCCTTTCGAGCATATTCCTGCCCCATAGCCATGTAGTCATTCTGGGTCAACAGTCCATTAGAATAGTCCTCATATAAAGATGCTTTAAGTGATACATATCTCTCAATTTTCCTATTTACTGACTGGATCTGATCAAGATACACTTTGTATTTGGTTTTGCTGCCTTCTCGTTGGTTTAACTCTGCTATCACTGAACAGGCATCAGTAAACAGCTGAATCTGTATTTTTATTAAGCGAAGTGCAATACTTTCCAAATTTTCCTTTTTTATCGCCTTCTTAATACAATACGATGAATTATAGTTTTCATGTAACGGGCAATAATACCACCACGTTATCAGCTCTGGGTTTTCCCTGTTATTCTTCTTACTACGAAGCTGCATTGCTTTACCGCATTCTCCACAGCGTAAATGTCCTTTAAAGATACTTGATTTCATTGCTGCTGAATTATATGACATCATAATTCTTCGTTTCTCTTTTGTCGCAATGAAATACGCCTGTACCTTGTTAAACAGTTCCTCTGTGACGATCGGTTCATGAGTCCCCCTTGTAATAATCCATTCTTCCGCTGGCACGCTTTTGCTTCCTTTTATTCCAGACTCATAGAATTTAGAACGATATTTTCCAGAAACCATCCAACCTAAATATATTTGATTGCTTAGTATTGTCCTGATCGTGTTATAATACCATTTTGCATTCTTAAACTTATCTAGTTTTGTTCTTCCGCGCTCATAAAGCAACCGCCCTGGTGATGGAATACCTCTTTCATTCAGTGTTGTAGCAATATAATGTAATGTTTTTCCATCTGCAACCATTTCGTACATTTCCCTTACAATCGGAGCTGTTTCATCATCAACAATCAACAGATGCTTGTCATCTGGGTGCTGAAGATATCCATATGGGGGTCTGCTCCCTGCAAACTTTCCTTGCTGCTGTATAGTGGACATCGTTGAACATATTTTTCTTGAGATATCCTTTGCATACATCTCGTTTGCTAAATTCTTGAATTGTACTGTAATATCCGCTTGTTGTGTTTTGGTATCAAAATGGTCGTTAATTGAAATAAAACGAACAGCGAAAAAAGGGAATACAAATTCTATGTATTCTCCGGCCTCCAAATGATTTCTCCCCAAACGAGAAAGATCCTTTACGATAATGCAGTCCACTCTACCGTCTCGCATATCATTTAACATTCTTGAAAACTCTGGTCTTGTAAAGTCAGTACCAGAGATATTATCATCGATATATGCATCAAATACCTTTATATCCATCTGCTCCGATACATAATTTTTCAAAAGCTGAAGTTGATTTCCTATGGTATCGGCTTCTCTTTTTCTTTCCGTTTCAACTGAAATACGGGCATAAAGTGCTGCACTGTATATTTTTTCTTTACAATGACTGCTTATATTCTCTGTGATATCAACTTTTTTTCTACTCCTTCTGGCCATTTAACTCACCTCTTCCTGCTCATGATATGTCTGTACCTGTTGCAGAAGCATATTGTAATCCTGCATATGGGAAAAAGTAACTTCAATGCGTTTATCTTCATATACCGATATCTTCTCTATACATTCAACGACAATACTTCTATTCAATGAGGTGATGTTCTTATGTTCAAGGAACTCCCGAATCCATAACTGTTGTGCTGTATTATTATCCATGTACATCGACAGTTCTTTATATACTTGCTCCTGAGCGATTTGAGAATCAGATATCCGCTTATCATATTGCCTGCGGATATCAATGTAATCATCTTTTGTTAATACTCCTTCTTTATAGTCTTCGTAAGCCAAGATTTTCAGCCTTTTATATCGATCAAGTTCCGTTTCTATTGCCTGCAATCGATCTTGCATCTTATATATATTGACTTGTTGAACTGGAGCCTCCCGAATAGCCTTCATACAGGAGTCCAACTCCAAAATCATACTAATATGATCTTGTAACAGTTTTAATACAGTGTCTTCCAGCTTTTTTTCAGAAATTTCATGTGTACTGCAGCTACCATAGTTTTTTTTCGTACTGCATATATAATAAATATACTTTTTCCCACTAGAATTGATCGTTTTACGAATCATAGAGCCGTGACAATCTCCACATGTTATCAGTCCTGCTAATGGATACACATAATCCTGCCCTGGTGCTGTCCGAGTATCTAAATCAAGTAATTTTTGCACTAACAAAAAATTTTTAGGTCTAATTATCGGTTCATGTGCATTTTCAATGATTACCCAGTCATCTTTTTCATTGACAACGGTTTTCTTTATTTTATGATTTGGTCTTGTCCGCACCCCCTGCACAAGTGTTCCCACATATACCGGATTGGTAAGGATCCTTCTTACTGCTAAAGGAGACCATTCTGCTCTCTGTTTCGTTTTAAAAGAAGTTTTAAAAGGAATTCCCTGACTACGTTTATATTCCATTGGAGACAATATACCTTCTCGCTCCAGTTTTCGACATATTCCTTCCTGGTTCATACCATCAAGTTTCCACCTGAATATATCTTGCACAACTTTTGCCGGATAAGGATCTACCACAAGTTGATTTTTATCACGTCCTGATTTTTGATAGCCATATGGAGTGTGTGCACCGATAAATTCTCCTTTTTTTCGCTTTACCTGAAGTTGACTTCTAATCTTAATGGAAATATCCCGACAATAGTTATCATTCATTAAATTCTTCACAGTAATATTAAAATCATCATAACTATTTCTCGTAACTGTATCCACATTGTCGTTTATAGCAATCAAACGAACGCCGTAATACGGAAAAAGACGATCGATATACTTACCGGCATTGATATACTCTCTGCCAAATCGAGACAAATCCTTCACTATAACACAATCGATCTTTCCAGTTCTGATGTCATCCATCATTTGCCGAAAAGCTGGACGTTCATAGTCTGTCCCTGTATATCCATCGTCTTCGCGTATCGAAACAACAGTAATATCTGTCTTTTCTTTTACGAAATCAAGAATAAGCTGTTTTTGATTGGAAATGCTGTCGCTCTCAACCTTACCCACTCTAACATTTTCCATGTCCTCTTTGGAAAGGCGAACATAGACAGCAGCTTTATATTTTTTCATAGTCTCACTCCTTTGATGGATTGTCATTCGCATCGACAATTCACTTAGGGTGAGTGTGATTTAGTCCATGCGTATTTTAGCATAGAATTGATCAAAAATCTATATGCTCAATGTGATTCCATAACTTACCATATTTATTGAACTGAAATAAGTTCCTCAAAATTCTGTTGAAATGTAGGTCCATCTTCTTTATAGTTCACTTTTACAGCTATGTCCCCAACTTTGAAGCAATACGGATTTTTAATTTGCTGTATAAAACTTTCTATTCTTTCCGCTACTGGTTTCTCCTGGTCAATGTGTATAGTGTTTAAATCTATCAACTCAGCCTTATCCACACCTTTTATATCAATACTTTTCATTGATTCAATATCATGCATTCAAAATACCACCTTTCCAAATTTATAATGATTTATATCCAAGTTTAGCCTGT